AAAGGCTCACGGAGGTATATTTGCCCTAAATGTCAGAAAAAAGAGTTCAAGGTTTACGTTAAAACAGGGACAAATATTGTTGTTGATGAAACCAAATATGGAAGATGTAACCGTCAGGATGCATGCCGTTATCATCTTTACCCAAAATTAGGTAAAGATGATATTAATAGCTCAAGGTATGTACCTCCAGCACCCGAAGAGATTAAGCCTTTAGATTTTGTCGATAAAAACCTGATACAGGCAACGTTCAACGAATTTAAGAATAATACATTTTTCATGTATTTAGTTAAATTGTTTGGCATTGAAAAAGCATATCAGTTGCAAGAAGCATACAATATCGGCACAGCGAAAGGTGGTGGAATTATTTTTTGGCAAGAAGATAGAAAAGGGAACGTCAGAACTGGAAAGGTGATGTATTACCATCCCAATGGTAAAAGGATAAAAGAGCGCAACAGTTGGTTTTTTCACAAAAAGATAAAAGATGATTTCAATTATCGTCAATGCTTTTTCGGACTTCATTTAACATCAACTGACAAGCCTGTTGCACTTTGCGAGAGCGAAAAGACTGCTATTATTATGAGTGTTTTTGAACCTCAATACACATGGATAGCAAGCGGTGGTAGTGAGATGATCAATGACGAACGATTATTTGAATTGCCACGTTTAGATAAGGTTTTTGCGGATAATGGACAATTTGAGAAGTGGGAGCGAAAAACAAGGGCGTTTCTTCCTGAAATGGATATATCAGTTGACAATGCGGTTAACAATGGGATTTTAAAAGAGGGCGACGATATATTGGATTTATATTTAGCAAAAGAAAAAATTAATAATTTAAATTTAGCTATATAGTTTGGTATATCGAAAATAAAGAGTATATTTGTAGCTCATCATAATAATCATAAAAGAAGTAATAATCTATGACATGGCGAAAAAAAAGTTAGAACAAGAAATAACGGAGCAAGCACAATCAGAGCCACACACCAACGGCACTATCAAGCATGATTTTAAAAAGATTGCAGAGATAATGTTTTGGACACCAGCGAAGGGTGAGAGCTATGAAAAGCTATTTATGCGGATGGGTAAGTCAACATTTGATTTACCTCACCATGAAATAGTCGATATCGTTCACGCCGGGGGACTTCAACAGTGGGCTGAGACGCTGAGGGTTGATTCGCAAAAGGAGTTATACGAGAGGCTTATTACAGCTATGAAGAGAACAATAGTGGATCCAGCGTTTCAGGATAAAAAAAAGATGGATGAGTTTCCTCCGCTAACAAATTTCTATTATCTGGCGCAAACGCTTGATAGGAGGGGTAAACAGCACTCGGAAGCTGAAAGCATATCAGAGGTAACATGGGACACAATATTGGCACGTAAATTTTTAAATGAGAGGGTAGCCAAGATGTTTGGAAATGAACCTGATAAAGATAAATTCAAGGAGGCGAGCGAAAAAGCAAAAGCGATTTGGGGCTTCTCAGATAAAGATATTGATGCATTAAGATATTTCGTTTGTCAGTCCCGGCACGAAAACCACAACCCGTCAATGAACAAGTCGATATACTTGTGGGGTGAGGAAAAGCAGACAGGTAAGACGACCATTGCAAGGGCGATAGTAACTATCCTCAACGGTGATAAGTTTGATAACTTCGGACGGTATGAAAGCAGTCTAAAAGCGGAATTGCAGTACAATGATCATGAGTTACCATTATCGGCTTATTGTAATGCTGTGCTACTTGATGAGGCGATGCCTAAAGATGCGAGCAAGACATATGGAGGAGTGAAGCAAGCGTTAACATCGGACACAACAAGATACAACCAAAAATATAAGTCTATCAAGACAATACCTGTAAAGCGTTATTACTTTTGCACATCGAATGAGCCTGCTACTGATTTTATTCAGGACAAGAACGAACGACGTTTCTATGTTATTGAGATGAACAAAAAGCCTAAGCAGATATCATTCAAGGAGATTTATTCTATCTGGAAAGATTTTTGCATCAATGCAGAGCCAGAAGAGGATTGGCAGGAGTGGTACAACTCATTTGAATTTGCAGATGGTGCCGGAACAAGGGACATGAATGAGGTGATAAATGAGCTTATATTGCGAAGGGATGAGTTCTTTCCTGACGGTAAGACGTATGTGACACCCGTTCAAATTGCACGGTTAATTTATAAGAATGAGCCGTCAATAAGTCAAAAGCAAGCGGTCCGCTCGGCAATGGAAGAGATATTTAATGATTTCAGGGTAGCAAGCAATCCATCAAATTACAGGACATCCGACTGCTATTCAAAGGCAACAGAATTATATAATGAGTTAAGCCTTGAGGATAAGGAGAGCGGAAAAATTACGGAGGAGGTGGATAATGATTTACCATTTTAAAAGGAGGATAATATGAAATTTGAACAATTAGGAAACATAAAGCTGTACAACGCTGATTGTATGGAAGTGATGAAGACTTTTAAGGATAAGCAGTTTGACCTTTGTATAGTTGACCCGCCGTATGGGATAGGAATCAGCGGACAAAAAGAAGTTCAAAAAGGGAAAAAATCAGATAGAAAACTTCATAAACAAAAAAACTGGGATAATGCAATACCGAGCAAAGAATATTTTAATGAACTTTTTCGGATAAGCAAAAACCAAATTATATGGGGGGCAAACTATTTTGTAGAACATTTATATAGCGGACATAAAGGGTGGATTGTATGGGATAAAATGCAGCACGGACTTACAATGTCAGATTGTGAATTAGCATATAGTAGTTTTGATTGTCCAACAAGAATATGGTATAAAAACAGATGTGTGTTGAAAGGACAAAACACTATTCATCCTACAGAAAAACCCATCCAGCTTTACAAATGGCTACTCCAAAACTATGCTAAAGAGGGCGACACAATCTTAGATACCCACTTCGGAAGCCTTTCAATCGGGATAGCTTGTCACGATTTGAAGTTTGATTTAACAGCTATTGAATTGGATAAGGATTATTACGAGATGGCAAAGAAGAGATTGATTAACCATCAAAAACAATTAACACTATTTTAATATGATTTACCATTTTAAAAGGAGGATAATATGAAATTTGAACAATTAGGAAATATAAAGCTGTACAATGCAGATTGTATGGAAGTGATGAAGACTTTTAAGGATAAGCAGTTTTCGTTAGCTATTTGCGACCCTCCTTATGGGATTGGTATTAGTTCAAATCCTGTAAGGCAAATGCACGATAAAAAGCAATGGGATAACAAAATTCCTGATGTAGATTACTTTGAGGAATTAAAGAGAGTCAGTAAAAATCAAATTATATGGGGTGGGAACTATTATGATTTACCACCAACTCAAAATTATATTGTATGGGACAAAAAGCAGCCACATGACTTTAGTTTGGCTATGTGCGAGCTGGCATGGTGTAGCATTCAAAAACCAATAAAAATGTTTTCGTATAGCGTTTTAAATAAAAAAAACAAAATCCACCCTACCCAAAAACCCGTCCAACTCTACAAATGGCTACTCCAAAACTACGCAAAAGAGGGTGACACAATTTTAGACACTCATTTCGGTAGCCTTTCAATCGGGATAGCTTGTCACGATTTGAAGTTTGATTTAACAGCTATTGAATTGGATAAGGATTATTACGAGATGGCAAAGAAGAGATTGATTAACCATCAAAAACAATTAACACTATTTTGATATGATTTACCATTTTAGCGCAAAATTCAACAATGATCCTTTCACTTATCACGGTGAGTTCAACACGATTTATGAGCCTGACAGGATAAATGATGCAGTCAAAGAAAAGATATTAAGGCAGGCTAAAAATGAGTTACTCAATAGGATGAGGGGTGATTGGCAGAAGGAAGATAAAGATATAATAATGTATCAAGTTTACACTCATAACCGACCGCTTGACATGCGATTTTCAAATAAGGTTAATGAAGTGAGAGGTGGCGACGGGAGCGAAATAATGATTTTTGAGTATAAGAAAAAGTATCCATAAAATGAGCAACCTAAAATTATACAACTATCAAAAGAGAATAGTAGAATTTTGTAAAACAACAGACAAAATAATCCTAAGCGTTGGCTGCGGGTTAGGAAA